AGGCACTAATGAAATGACTCCACAAGTGGCAGGTCAATTGTTCACGCTCCAAAATTCGTTCGTCTATTGCGCTCTAAAAGAAGAAGAATTTGCTACAAATGAGAAGGAGATATTGGATGAGTTAAAAGCCGATTTTGAAATTGAAAGGAAGTCGAATGGTCAACGATTGAGGAATGTACTTTACAAACTATTTGAACAAGACAAAGAGGGATTTTTAACGTTTGTGAAATACTACGATCATAAGATGGAGCAGTTGATTAATCACTTTAAATCTAAGTTAGATATATGAATAAAGAAAGAATGAAAGATGAACTTTTTGATGGTTTTATGTGGCTTACTGCTTTTTGTATTAAAATCAGTTTACTCGCATTAGTCATTTATTCAGTGGTCAAGTTTATTAAGTGGTCTTGGGGTGAATAATTTGTAAATATCAAAAATTTATTACAAATGAATCGAAACATTAAAAGACATATTAAAACAATTCTATCCGTTATCGGATTGTTTTCATTACCTATTTTGCTTTATTTTTTAGTCTATTATTTAGGTTTACCATTTGTATTATTTCTTTTAATTGTTGTGTCTATGTTAGCCATAGGAATTGTATATAGATTGTTTTATGATGAATTTGAATAATTATGGGATTACCGAAAGGACAAACGAATAACGCAAGTGGCCGCCCTGTTGGTTCGAAGAATAAACGAACCGAGCAGTGGGAAGCATTAGGCGAATCGATTACAGGACAACAAGCGGAAAAGTTTAATGACTTCCTCGATAAGTTGTGGAACTCTCGCAATGATGAAGACAAAATGATTGCGAGTGAGTTGTATTTGAAAACGCTCGAGTACTTCAAACCAAAACAAGCGCGACAAACCATCGTTGGTGAAGGTGATTCGCCAGTGCAAATAATCATAAGCGATAAATTATGAAGGCAACAATCACTTTTGATTTGAACGATGCGGAAGACAACGCTAAACACAAGATGTTCTCTCATTTGGACGCCATCACTTTTCTCATTTGGAAGATGGATGAAGATATGAGGCGAGTAATTAAGTACGATGAAACAAAAAGCGAGGATTACAAACAAGCGTTCATAGATATGCGCGAGCAGTTACGCGACTATCTAAACGACCATTCATTATCATTTGAATTATTTAACTAATGGACAATAAAGAAGTAAACCAACAAGCGCATTCAGCGTTCACCATCGCGGTATTATTCGGAATGTGGTTACAACAAAAGGAACAGCGTAAGCGATTAGCAAAAGCAAAGATTACCGAACTTTACTCCGAATGGATCACCGAACTTTCGAATAAATATGAAGATTAACATACACCCCCCCCTTCCCATAAGAACAGGGCGCATAGGGGGTGTGTTTTTTTTATTTTAAAATATGAAGATTAAATTAGACCTATCCCCCGAACTGATAACCGTTGGACAGTACGTTGGATTCGCAACGAACGAAGGCGATTTGGTGAACCAAGTACAAGCCATCACTAAACTACCACGCGCACAAGTGTTGATGCTCACACCAACGCAGATGAATGAGATTAAGACAGCATTCGAGGAAGCATTGAATGGCATTCCATCGAAGCACGTTCCAAAGTGGAATCGTTATGGATTCGTTCCTGATATTAACGCGGTAACGTTTGGCGAATGGTTAGACCTCGATGCTCATTGTAATCAGTTCCCAAAGCAACTCAACAAACTACTCGCCATCCTATTTAGACCTCGCAAGAATGAACTGGTTAACCGCTATGAGGTGGAAGATTACGATTCAAATATCCATCTAAAAAACGCAGACGATTTTAACGATATGCCATTGATGATAGCGAATGGGGCGATGGTTTTTTTTTCGAATATCGAAAAAGAATTGTTGACTCGTTTCCAAGAGTATTCAGACAATCAGATGATGACGGAGTTGAAGAAGGCGATTCAGATGATGCAGGAAGCGTTACAGCAACAAGCGAATTGAGTTCGAATTACGGATGGTTTCACGTCATCGAGGAACTTGCCGACCGCGATGTAACTAAATTTGATAAGATAATAGATACCCAAGCGTCAACCATCTTCGCGCATTTGAGTTACAAAATAGATTACGCACAATTTCAGAAACAATTGCTTACTAAAAAATGATTAAATAGCTACATATAGATATGAGCGCATCTTCACTTTATACTTATAACGTAATCATTGGCAAGTTAAAAGAGTTTGCCACTAACCACGCACTAATAAAAAAGTTCACGCACGGACAAATCGCACAGGCCGATTTGGAGAAGGAAGATGAATTTCCCTTTATGCACGTTGTACCAAATCAGTTCAGTATTGACGCAGGACAATTGACCTATTCACTCGATGTATTCTTTGCTGATTTGCCACGCGACAAAGAACTGAAAACTGAATACCAACGCTACGCGATTAGCGATTGCGTGTTGTTATTTGCTGACCTCGTTAACGAGATTGAGAATGGTCAGATATTTGACGAATCGGTTATTATTACCAAGCCAATTCAGTTCACTCCGTTTATCGAAGAATTCAGCAATGTATTGAGCGGTGTGCAAGGCACTATTGACATCACAGTAGATTACGAGTGGAATGCTTGTGATATTCCTTATATCGGTAACTAATGGCAAAGAAGGTACAATTCACAACCAATCAACCAAGTGCGACAACGGATTATCTCGCTGCCGATAACACTTGGAAAACAATACCAGGTGGTGGTAGTGGCATTCCAAAAGGAACAACAAGCGGAACTGATACCTACACAACCACGATCAGTGGAGTAAGCGCGTATAATGATGGCGATGCATATTTGATTAGGTTTGCCAATGGCAATACAACTCAATGCACTCTAAACATCAATTCGTTAGGCGCAAAAGATTTGTATCGAAATAATAATGGACTTTTAATTGGTGGAGATATCATTGATGGTGCTGAAATGTTTTGCATTTACAACACTACGCTGAATGGATTTCAAGTAATTGGAACAGCACCAAACACATTGCTCGCATATGTAACTAACGCGGATTCAGTTACGATTACAAAAGGTCAACCTGTTTACGCATTTGGTGGAACTGGCGATAGGTTGACGGTCAAACTTGCATACAATACAACCGATGCCACAAGTGCGCAGACTGTTGGATTGGTGTTGAGTTCATCCATTGCGGCAAATCAAAAAGGTTTAATAATTGTCAATGGTCAACTCGATGGCTTAAGCATTTTATCTACTCCCACTTATGCTGATGGCGATGCTATTTATTTAGGTGCAACAGCAGGAACAATTACTAATGTCAAACCATCCGCGCCAAATCATTTGGTGTATTTGGGATTCGTTACAACTGCCAATAATGGAAGTGCAGGTCGTATGTATGTTCGTGTTCAAAATGGTTATGAACTTGATGAAATTCATGATGTAAAAATTACATCGGTTGCGAACAATGACATTCTCAAATACAATTCATCCAATTCGCTTTGGGAAAATAGCAACGCATTAAGCACCAAACAAGACACGATTACGTTAACCACAACAGGAACAAGTGGAAGTTCTACGTTGGTTGGTAGCACGTTGAATATTCCTGTGTATGCAGGTGCAGGTAGTGGAACATCGATACAAACAATTACTGGTGTTGCAACTGGATTAGGTGCAAATACAACGCGTTATAATACTGTCAATGGATCAACATCGGAATCTCAAGTTAGCATACCACTCGCATCGGCAATAACAATAAATAATTTGTACGTTAGAACTACGGCAACAATGCCTGTTAATTCATCGCTTCAAGTTACGATTGTCAAGAATGCGGTGGCAACAAGTGTAAGCGTAACCATTGCAGCAGGTAGTGCCGCAGGTATTTATTCAGACACAACCAACAACGCGACATTTAGTGCAGGTGATAGATACCAAATTGAATTCAAAAACACTGGTACTGCGGTAGCTGCTCCAACATCAGGACAATCATTTAAGATAACTATATGACCTATCAATTGACAAAGAATAATGAAGGATTACCATTACTCATCGTGAATGATTCGATTCTCTTTGCGTGGGATCCAAATGATACAGATAACTATGGATTGTTCGAATCAAAGTTAATTGAGAAAGGCATTGAAGCATTTGCTCAATTACTCGCAGATAATCCAAACACTGCATTTAATTTATTTGTAAATGGCTGAATCTCCATTGACATCTTTGATGAAGAAATTTGGACAAGAGGTTGTCGAAAAGGCAATGCTTAATCTTGGTGTTTATAGAACAATAAGAGGTAAGAAAAGAAGAGCAGTAGCATCTGATACATTGCGTAAATCGCTGTCATTTTATTACGATGGCAGAAGTAGTAAGATTCAATTCTTTGCCAAAGGAAAAGCAGCGAATTATGCTGATTTTGTAGAACAAGGAGTAAATGGATTAACTAAAAATCAAAGCAGTCCATATTCATTTAGAAAAAAGGTAGTAGCGATTAATCCCATCATCGAATGGATGAAAATTAAACCAATTCGCATTAGAGATAAAAATGGTAAAA